CGAGATTGTCACTGTGCCGGAATATGAGATACCGGAAGGCAACAAAGAAATTGATGAAGACGAAATGGCAGACACCAAAAATGAATGCCCAAAGTGTGGGTTCAAGTGGTGAAGCCTACGGTAATATCAACTTTTGCCGGGTGTGGGGGCTCCAGCCTGGGCTACAAATTGGCAGGGTTTAAGGAACTGCTTGCCGTGGAGTGGGATGACAACGCAGTCGAAACTTTTAAACTCAATTTTCCAGATGTTCCGGTTTATCACGGGGACATCGGGAAGTTGTCCGGGCAGGAGTGCATGAAACTTGCGAACATCAAGCCCGGGGAACTGGATGTTTTTGATGGTTCTCCCCCTTGTCAGGGATTCAGCACAGCGGGGAAACGGAAGTTTGATGACCCCCGAAACAGTCTGTTCAAGGAATACGCAAGGCTCCTCAAGGAATTGCAGCCCAAGGTTTTCGTTATGGAGAATGTAACTGGCATGGTTAAGGGTGTGATGAAACAGGCATATCTGCAGATTGTCAAGACCTTGCGGGAATGTGGATACCAAGTCCGGGGGGAAGTCCTGAATGCTATGTACTACAATGTGCCACAGAGCAGGCAGCGTGTAATTTTGATAGGTGTCAGGAATGATCTGGGGATTCAGCCCAGCCATCCCCAGCCACAGACAAAGCCGATTGTTTTGCGGGAGGCTTTGAAAAATGTTCTTCCTGGGGATACACCTCAATTATGTCCGAAGTATCTGAAAATGGCACCAAAAATAAAAGCCGGGGAATGTGCTGCTGATTACGATCCCGGGAAAGGTTTTCAGAACCTTGTTAGGCCGTATTGGAACAAGGTGTGTTTTACCTTGACAAAAATGAACCCCGGGAATGGGAGGGGCACTCCATTGCACCCAACTGAAAACAGGAGTTTGTCCATTTCAGAAGCAAAACGCATTTCAAGTTTTCCTGATGATTTTGTGTTTGTTGGGCCATTTATTGAAAAATGGGCTCGTATAGGCAACAGTGTTCCTCCAAATCTCATGCGGGCCATCGCCCTTCATATCAAAACAAAGATTCTGAGGTGCCCCACATGACAGCTAAAATACCAGCCAAGCCCAAGGGTATGCCCAGGCGCAAATCCACGGTAACAAAGAAAGCCAAGGCTTCCCCCCCTCCAAAAGCTAAGCGGGGCCGCAAATCCGATCAAATACAAGCCGAGCAAATACTTCAGGAAGTCATATTTCTATTAGCTAATTTACTGGGTAGGCAAAACATACTCAAACATGTGGGGGAAAAATGGGGGCTCTGCGACAACACCATAGACGGGTACATTGCCAAGGCCCGTGCTGTGCTCCGGGAATCCGGTAGCATTGACCGCAACACCGCTATCGGTCAGTCCCAGGAACGCATAAAGGAAATCCGGGGCCTGGCCAAGAAGAAGGGGGATATCCAGTCCTTGGTGGGGGTAGAGCGTCTGCTGATCAAGATCACGGTGCCGGAACGGGTGGAAGTCTCAGGCACCCCTGGTGGTGAAGCCATCAAGACCGAAGCCGTGGGCAACCACGTCATGACCCCTCAGGATGTTCTCGCCGTTGCGGAAATCCTCAAAGCAGCTGGGGTGACAGGCTCCAAAGACAATGCAGCTCCCCGAACTGAATAGCAAATACATCCCCCATACACCCTCTGTCAAGCAGTGGGCGTTCCTGCTGCTGGACTGCGAAGAAGCCTTTTTTGGCGGTGCAGCTGGGGGTGGGAAACTGCTTGCTGATGACGGGGTGATACTCACTCCTTTTGGCTGGAAACAAGGGAACGATCTGGAAGTGGGTGATCTTGTAAATAACCCTGATGGGTCTGTTCAGCGAATTGTTCAGATCAAAGCGAGGGAAACATTGGAGAAGTGGACAGTACACTTTTCCGATGGGACCAGTACAAATGTTGCTGCGGAGCATTTATGGCTTGCTTGGAAGAACCGGAAAAGTCGGAAAATCCAGAATAAACGGGTTACTGGAATTGATAGTGCTGAAGTAATTGACACCGTGGGCTTGTTAAAATGGATAGAGCGTGGGTACTCCCCTCAGATTCCTGTATGTGATGCGCAATCATATAACCGCAGTCAACGGGTACCCTTATTGGATTCCTACACCTTGGGGGTTCTATTGGGAGATGGGTGTTTGACAAAATCGAATATTGAGATTGCCTGTCATGAAGACGAGAAAGAGCACTATATACTTGAGTTTGGTTTTGATGGAGTTTCCTACAAATCGCCTGCCACGGTTCGTTTTGTGGGGGAACGAAATACTCATATCAAAAATAAATTGAAGCAGTATAATTTGTTAGGCAAAAAAAGTGCTGCTAAGTTCATCCCAGATGCCTATCAGTTTGGATACATTGAGGATAGATGGGCACTTGTTCAGGGATTGATGGATACAGATGGGTGGTCCGCGCGAGGGAAGAATGCATGCTATTATGATACCATCTCTCCTCAATTAGCAGCAGACATGTCAAACGTGCTCCGAAGTCTGGGCTGTACTGTGACGATAAATAAGCATTTTGCGGGGTACAAGAAAGACGGAGTGAATATACAATGCAACGACTCCTACACATTATATATTCGATGTCAAACGCCTGATCGGTTATTTCGGATGAAGCGTAAGCAGTTTGGTATTTTCGGGAAAAATCTTGTTCAGAAAAGGATTTCTAAAATAGATGTAGGGGGATGGATTACAGGGCGCTGCATTACAGTCAGTAATCCCAACGGATTGTACATTACAAATGATTTCATTGTGACGCATAACTCTGACGCTATCCTCATGGCGGCCCTGCAGTACGTTCATGTTCCCCGGTATGCCGCTATGATCCTCCGGGACACCGTGCAGAACCTCAGCCTTGAAGGTGCGCTGATCCCCCGGAGCCACGAATGGCTTGGCCCCACGGACGCCCACTGGAACGGCGACAAGAAAAAATGGACATTCCCGACAGGGGCTACCCTGAGTTTCGGCTACATTGACGGCCCCATGGATCACTTCAACTACCAGTCTTCAGAGCAACAATTCATTGGCCTCGATGAAATGGTGCAGCTCCGGGAGAACCAGGCCCTGTATATGTTCAGCCGCCTACGAAAACTGGAGGGCATGCCTGTGCCTGTCAGGTTCCGGGGTGCCAGTAATCCGCCGGCACGGGAACAGGTGGCCCGGGGCGCATGGGTCAAGCGGCGCTACATTGACCCCTTGACAAGGGAGCCCGGAGCGGTGTTCATCCCGTCAAAACTGCAGGACAACGCCTATGTGGACAAGGAAGCCTATATCCGCAACCTGAACAAGCTGGACCCCATCACCCGGCAGCAGCTCCTGGAGGGTGACTGGAATATCCAAGCCGCAGGTGGCTTCTTCAAGCGGGAGTGGTTCCGCTTCGTAGACCAGGTTCCGGAATCCGAGATCGACTTGAAGGTCCGGTTCTGGGACTTGGCGGCAACCGAGGCCCGGGCCACCGGGAAGCAGCCCGACCAGACCGCTGGGGTGTTGATGGCCCGCACCAAAAACAAGCAGTGGTACGTGCTCTCCGTTGTCAGCTTCCGCAAGACCCCCCGGGACACCGAGGCCCTGATCCGGCAAGTAGCAGACATGGACGGCGTCAACACCCCTATCCGTATGGAAATAGAGGGGGGTTCCGGGGGTAAGATCACCATTGACCACTACACCCGGCACGTATTGGCAGGATTTGACTTCCGGGGCATCAAACCGCAGGGCAGCAAGACCGAGCGGGCTGCACCGCTGGCAGCCCAAATGGAAGCCGGGAACCTGCATTTCCTGAATGCGGCATGGAATCAGGACTACATGGACGAAATGGTGCTGTTTCCCGCAGGGGAGCACGATGACAGGGTGGACGCGACTTCCGGGGCCTTCAACTTCCTGACCCCCGGTAAGGGCAACGGGCCCCGGGTCTACAGTTTTTGAAAAACCTGTACAGAATGTATGGGAATCCGGTATAATTATGGTGTGCGGTGGCGGAAGGAGTAGACGCTGACGGAGCAGAGATAGCCTACGCGATTTAAAATTGCTGGGGGTTCGGTTGTCCAGAAGTATCTCATGTGGAGTTTGATTCTCCACCCGCACATTTTAGGAGGATGGAATGCATTGGTAGACGCATTTGAAAGATGTAACACGGCAAACGGTATTCCCCAGGTTCAACTCCTGGGTGTCGTGACGGCCTGAAGCCCAGGTGCAAGTAGTTGCGAGGGCTGAATGTGCGGATATAAGTGGCCGCAACAGAGGAAAGCTGCATACAAACCTGGCACCCCGGAAAGAGACGGGGATAGAAGGAGGGGAATCCATGATGATCTTGTGGTCTTATTTTTGGGATTACAATCCTTATGGATGGAGAAGATCGCGTGGGGAAGTCCTCGCTTGTTTCAGAAGGTTTTTTGTTCTTGGCAAATGCACCAAGGTGGAAAATATTAAATCAAAAAAGCCAATCATAAATCCCCGGCGGAGAGAGGTGGCGCACTTTAGGCGCTGTACCCAACGATACCCCCGTGGAACAATGGGCAAAGTCCTATCACCACGGGCTGATGGCAGACCAGACATAGTCTGCCTATAAATGAACTGGAGATCCCCCAATAAAAGGGGGATCTTTTTTATGCCGCTTGAACTTTCGAACAAAACACCTTGACGAATCCCGGCTCCCGCTGTAGTATCTCATGGAGTGGAGAAAATAAGCGTATCAAGGGCATACCATGGCCTTCACAGTTCAAGAGTTTCAGCTTCCCGAACGATGGACACATTTCTCTTTTTTCAAAACCCAAAAAGCTGCTTCCAATGTGGAAAGCCTCGACCCCGACGGCCAGTTCTTCAAATTGGCTGAGGTCCGGCTCCACTTCTCTTCAACCTTCGGCAGCACCCAGGATTTCACGATCCGGCTGTCATCCATCAAGGGCTCGGAATACAATCTGCTGCTGCTTAGTCAGGCACTGTCGGGACTTCGCGACCTGTTGTGGCAGCCCAGTCAGGCCCTGCTGCTGCTCAGCGACGACCAGATTGTCTTTTCCTGGACACAGGTTTCCGACGTCAACACCCTGGGCCTGAATGTCTTGGGCTGGGGCGTCTTGGGTTGATGACGTGGGGGGCCACCCGTACACAACAAAATACAAAACAGGAGTTTTTCTTGGATGACAAGTTGTTGGAACTGGAGAAACGAGTGACTGCCCTGGAGATCAGCCGGGCCGAGACCAACATGGAGCTGAGGTCACTCAATGACAAAATGGATAGAGTTATCCGGGCGACTGAAAGTATCGCTGAAAACTTCGTCAGCACCCCTACCTGTCTGGCTCGGCAGGAGGGCCTGAAGGATGACCTGAATGGCATCGGTGTCAAGGTCAGGAAATCCATTGAGGACTTCAACGCGCATATCAAAGACCACTGGACAAAGGCCGACCGATATGTCGTTTGGATAAATACGGCTCTTTTGGGGGCATTGTTGACAAAGATTTTCAAACTCTGGTAAAAGGAGATTTACATGGACTGGTTGAAACTCATAGGGCTGGCAGGCGTCTTGTTCATGTTGCTGGAAGTCCTCAGCGCAAAACTGGCGAAGCTCAAGCCTTGGCTCTTGCGTGTTATCGTCTTCGTGGTGATGGCAGGCGCTTCCCTCGGGCTTGGCATCGTGGCCCCCGTGGTGGCCGGCATCAAGGCACAGGTTGTCCTCAATGCCATCCTGTACTTCGTGGTGGAGTATTTCCTGTTTCTGTTTTTGCGGAATGAGCTGAACCTCAGCCTGAAGAACTTCATCCTGGCCCGGTTCAGTGGGGGCACTCCTACAAATACGACTTCAACAGCGCCTCGGATTGAGGAACGCCGGTAATGCGATTCTGGCCGAAGTGGCTCCGTAAATCCAGCCGCACCGAGGCCGTGGTCTACAGCGACGGCATCCAGGGTGCGGTGTACCCCAAAAACGATTTCGAGAAAATCGCCCGGGAAGCCTATCTGGAAAACCTCACGGCGTTCCGGGCCATCTATATGGTGGCCAAGGCTTGTGCCTCAGTGCCGTGGAAACAGTACCGGACCGGCACCGAAGACACCCCCGAAGAGGTGGAGCAGGGTCCGGTTTACGATCTGCTGTACAGGCCCAACCCCGGGGAAGGCTGGGCGTCCCTTGTAGAGTCCTTGGTTTCATTCTTCCTGCTGAATGGCAACGCCTATCTGGAACGGGTGGCGCTGAAAACCGGAGCAGCCGCTGGTACCCCCAAAGAGCTGTACAGCCTCAGACCAGACCGCATGAAGATCATGAAGGGCCTCAGATCCGTAATGGGGTACAAGTATGGTGACGGCACACGGTCGGCCACCTGGGAGATCAACCCCCGGACAGGGCAGTCCGATATCCTCCACCTCAAGACCTTCAACCCCCTTGATGATTTCTACGGGCATCCGGCGACAATGAGCACCGCCGGTCATATCGACAACAACAACGACGCCCTGGCATGGAACCGTGGCCTGATGAAGAACGGCGCCCGGCCTGGCACCGTGATCAGCATGGAGCGGAGCCTGAGCCTCGAGCAGTACGCAAGATTCAAAGAGGACATCCAGAGCAACCATGGCGGCCCTCATAATGTGGGCAAGGTCATGCTGTTCGACAATCTGGGCGAGGGCAAGATCAACATCCAGCCTTTCGGATGGAGTCCCAAAGAGCTGGACTTCACGGAGACCAGCAGGGAGAACGCCCGTCAGATTTGCCAAGCCTACGGGGTGCCACACATCCTCATCGTGCCCGGGGAAACCACATACAACAACCTCGCTGAAGCCCGGGCCATCATGTGGGAAGACACCGTGGTGCCCTTGTTATGCTACATCCGGGACGAACTCAACAACTGGCTGTACCCCAGGGGCTCCGAGGTCTGGATTGACTTCGACCGCAACAATGTGCCTGCCTTGGAAGTCCGCAGGGAAGCCAAGTGGAAGCGGGTACAGGACGCGGACTTCCTTACCATCAACGAGAAACGGGAAGCCCACGGATACCAAGGCATTGAAGGCGGCGACACCATCTACATGCCGATGTCCATGACGCCGATGCTGGGAGAAGTTCCAGATGAAGAGCCGGAGCCCGAAGTCGAACAGCCCCTCACTGAAGAGGTAGTGGACGAGGAAGAGGAGCAGGCCCGGAACCGGCTGCTTGAAACCGGCATCCCCCAGGAGATGCTGGACGCCTATGTGGGCCTGACAGAAGAGTTCGGCAATGAATAAAGCCGCGTATCTCCGCAGCTTTGAGCAGCAGATGCAGCGCCTTGAGGCCGGGTTTGCCAAGGGCTTTGCACCTATCCTGAACAGCATGTGGAGAGCCGCAGCAAAAGAAGTCGCCTTCGGGAACATCCATGGCGCTGATATCGTGGTGGACCGCTACACCCAGCGGCAGCGGGATTACCTGTACAAGAGATACATCCTGACCGCTGATGTCTTTGGCAAGCAGGCCAGGGAGTTTTACGGCACCAAGAGTGCTGCCGGCACGGAGA